CTCAGAACTATCCCGTAGAGATGAAGTAACGTATCAAGTAAGAGCAACTCCCGAATCTGTAAAAGCAAAGGTAGAAGCACTATGAGTATTCCGTATTTCAAATCCAATCATGATTGGGAAGCATTTACCCAAATCTTTGATAGTCAGTGGCATTGTAAAAGAGCACTGCTGAATCGTGTAAGAGATGATATGTTCCCTGGTTGTCATGGTTGGTCATCTCTTCAACCACATACACTGGAAGTGATCAACGATATCGTATCCAATCTTGTGTATGATGTAGATCGTCAGTTCAAAGAAACTCACCAAGATTATAATACTGATGAGGATGAGATTTTTATGCCACGTCGTTCATTCAAAGAAAATGTAGCAGAAGCACTTAAAGAAGCAATGGAGAGTCAGAAAGCATGAACAAAACCTGGGCTTTAATGAATAGGTTGGAAGAATCCTTCAACAATGTCACCACAATCAGTTTCATGTTAGAAGAACTGAATGAGGCAATGGACAACAATCGTATGGATCAAGCACATGATATTGCTCATGCACTGAATGCTTTTATGCCAGTATATACTGACAACTGGGATCGTAACTTTAAGAAAGCGTGGGATCACGTAGTAAAGGGAGGGGGTTGACACCCCTCTTTTTTTATGCTATGCTGCCAGAGCAATGAAAATGAACAATGCAGGTAACGATTTACAAGACTCCTGGGTGTGGATACTGTGTAAAAGCAGATGAACTGATGGAACGTGCTGGACTACAAGATGTAGAACGAATTATTGTTGGTAAAGACATTACCCGAGAAGAATTTAAAGAGAAATTTCCCAATTCTACTGGGTTTCCTTGGATCCTTCTTGATGGTAAACAAATTGGCGGATTGATGCAAACTGTTCGCTATTTTGTTGACAAAAAACTAGTAACTGCAAGGACAAAGTGAGCGACATTGAACTAAATAAAGGTACAGAGCTTATGCTCCGGCGGGAGGAACCAGAACCCAAACCTAAAGGTTTTAGATTCAAAAGAAAAATTTCTCTCCGCAAAAAAGAATTCATGATTAATATTGAATTCACCTGGAGAGGCAAGTAACCAGGAGAAAACAATGGAAGCATCTTTAGTAGTAACATTAACTGTTCTTGTAGTTTTAGGGGCATTACTTATTGGCACATTAGTCGGATGGATTGCACATGAAGCATCCGAACTTTATTTTAGGGCAAACCAACCAGAGGTTCAGATGCATCCAGAAATGTATAATGATGATGGTATTCTGATTAAAGAAGACTTATACTCTGTTCGTTTTACATCTGATATGTTTCCTGACGATGAATATGAGGATTAATCATGGTTTTAATTGATATGAATCAGGTGATGATTAGTAATCTAATGGTTCACCTAAAACAAATTAAAAAGAATAGCGACAGTATATCAGAATCAGTGGTACGTCATATGATTCTTAAAAGTTTGTTTAGTTATGAAAAAAAGTATGGAGAGGAATACGGTGAGTTAATTCTTGCGTATGACTCCAGGCATTATTGGCGTAGAGATTTCTTTCCATACTATAAACAAAACAGAAAAAAAGATAGAGAAAAATCTGGACACAATTGGGGTAGTATTTTTGATCTTCTCAATAAAATAAGAGATGAGATCAAGCATAACCTCAAGTGGAAAGTCATGGAGGTGTATGGTGCAGAAGCAGATGACATTATCTCTACTTTGTGTATGAATAAAGATCCTGGAAAGATTTTAATTCTTTCTGGTGACAAAGATTTTATTCAGTTGCAAAAGTATCCTGGTGTTACTCAATACAATCCCATCACTAAAAGATTTATCTATACCGAGGATCCTTATGCATTCATTAAGGAACATGTTCTCAAAGGTGACAAGTCTGACGGTATTCCAAACTTCCTATCTCCAGATGATACATTCGTAAGAGGTATTCGACAGAAACCTATCAGTCAAAAGAAATTACATCAGTGGGTTGATCATGGTGATGCATACTTTACAAATGGATTTCACTTTACTGAAGAGGAAGGTGCAAACTACAAAAGAAATCAAACTTTAATTGATTTTGACTATACGCCACAAGATATTCAGGATAAAATCCTAGATGAATTTGAGGCAATAAATAGTGAAGAGAAGAAAATACCTATCAAGTATCTAGAAGATAATCTTTTAATTGACTTGGTTGACAACTTTTATATTTCCACATCTACTGAACTAAAACTATGAAACTGTTAATTTCAGAAGTGCTCCAGAAAGTGAGCAATGCAAAAACAAAAGCAGAAAAAATTGAACTGCTTAACAAGTACAATACAAATGCACTTCGTTCAATTTTGATTGCAAACTTTGACGAAACTATTAGGTCACGTTTGCCATCAGGTAAAGTACCTTACACTCCGAATGATGCACCAGCAGGAACAGAACATACTCGTTTAGAAAAAGAGTATCGTAAATTGTATCTGTTCTTCCATGGCGGTCAATCTGGTCTTAATCAATCTAAATGTGAATCATTGTTCATTCAAATGCTCGAAGGTTTGCATGAATCAGAAGCAGAAGTTTTGTGTCTAATGAAAGACAAAGAGATTGGCAAGCGTTGGAAGATTACAAAGCAATGTGTTGAAGAAGCATTCCCTCAAATTAGGTGGGGAAGTGATCGTAAATCTGGTCCAGATCCTAGACTACAACAGCGTCGTGTTCAACAACGTCGTCAAGTGCGCCGATGAGGACAATTCATACTGATTGTGATCCTTCTCTTGCAACGGATCGTTCGTTACCCACCAGCGCATTCCTAGTTGAATATATACAAGGAGAGACATCACATTATGATATTGTGTTGTCTGCTAAACAGGTTGATATATTTGATCACTATTGGGATCTATATAAAAAGGACCTGGTAAACATTACCCAAACAGAGGGTAGAGCAAATCCAAAACTTTGGAATCCACCAAAATGAAAGAACATTACCTGTTAAATTTATACGGGTGCCCTGAACAATTATTAGATAATGAATTCTTTCTGTGTGATATGATTGAAAACGCAGCAGAGGCATGTGGTGCTACTGTGATTGAAACTATTTCCCATCATTTTAAACCACAAGGCGTTACTGCAATTTCATTACTTGCTGAAAGTCATATTTCAATTCATACTTGGCCAGAAAAAGGAGAAGCATCAGTAGATGTTTTTACTTGTGGAGATTGTATACCAAAAATTGCATGTGATATAATTATTGAGCAAGTAAAATCAACCACTCATGAACTCGAATTGATCGAAAGATAAACTGGCACACCCCCTTGACAATTATAAATATATGTGGTAATATTACCATACGTTCATCCATGTTGGCAGTCCTGCTGGCATTGACCTTAGCCCATCATGATGACGGCAACCCTTATGGGTGGCACATGTCGTGTGAAAGGTTCTTACAGAGACGAGTAGAGATCCAAGCAGATCCACACCTTGATCTTCGATCAAAGTTGAATCTATTGGGGTATCTTAAGTCAAAAGTAGAAGGTCAATGTGAAGGATTGTATACATAGGACGCAAGTAAGTCGCGGAACGGAGCGTTCATCCCATGTTTGAAATACTTCTGTATACAACACTTTCTTGTGCTCAAGCCGATGCTATTATGTTTCGGATTAAAGCGCATGAAAATCTTAATAACTCACTTAAACTTGAGTTAGTTGAGACCGTAAAGGAATCAGCACCAGAATGTGATTTCTACTGGGACGCAAACGACTGAAGGAACGGGAAAAACGGATCCTGCTTCGGCAGAGAAGGTTCAATTTCACCCATTCTTTTAGGAGACCTACAATGAACACACTCAATCTCATTCGTAATCAGATCGAGAAAGCAGCACGTCTGCACGATGCACAAATTGCAATGACATCCTATCGTGGTGTCAAGTACGAGTGCAAGCAGAATGGTGACGAAGTACATGGTACTTTCTGCTATCGTGGTCACACATACAATAAGTGATCGTCATGCAAGGATTACAAGTCGCTGGGATCGTATCCCTAGGGTCAGTAGCAATTCTTTCACTGTTGTATTGTGAAATCAACTTACTTTTTAAATAACTACGAGGGGATTTATTCCCCTCTTTTTTGTAACTTATTACTATGAATACAGTACAATCACCAGACACCCTTAAGAAATACATTAAGTGGTTGCGAAATGCCGTAGACAAAGGACATCTCTACGACAACGAAGAATTTTATAAAATCAAACAAGAATTAAGAAAAGCTCTTATTGTAAGAGAACAATTGCAAGCAGTAGAAAAACGTAGTCGTGGTTTCGGTTACGAAATTCCTAATGTAGTGGTTGACACGACACCAGACGATGTGGTAGAATCTGTTGACCCTGAAATTGTAGAGGATGTAATTGATGAGTGAGTTTAGTATTGAACAACTTGATGGTATCTCATACTTCAATCCAGAAGCAAAACTTATATCAAAGACTGTTGGTTCTGAAGAATTGAAGCAACATGCACTGGAAGTATTGCCCGAACTTACTGATGAAATTGATGGACAGGATGTAATCTCTTATGTTGCCAGGGTATCAAATCCAAATAACCAATTAAACTTTGAAACTGCTGCTGGTCTGCTCCGCTACTGTATCAAGCATGAGCACTGGAGCATCTTTGAACATGCCTTCGTGACCCTAGAACTGTCCACTACTAGGGCAATCAGTCCACAGGTTCTCCGGCACCGTTCATTCACCTTCCAAGAGTTCTCACAGCGGTATGCTGACAGTTCTCAACTCACCCAGGCAATCCCGATTCCACGGTTCAGGAAACAAGACACCAAGAATCGACAAAATTCTACAGATGATCTTGATCCATTCCTCAAACAGAAGTTTGAAATTAGAACCAAACAAGCATTTGATATGCTGTTGGAACTTTATCAAGATGGACTGGAAGCAGGAATTGCAAAGGAATGTATGAGGGAAGTGCTTCCACTTGCTGTGCCAACAAAAATGTATATGTCAGGAAGTCTTCGTTCTTGGATTCATTATACAAACCTTCGTACTGCTAATGGTACACAACTAGAGCACATGAATCTTGCCAAACAATGTCAATGTATTATTGCTGGTGAGTTTCCTGATGTAGCAGAAGCACTTGGTTGGAAACATGTAGACCCGGAGATTACACTATGAACAAACCATTAACTGATAAAGAAGTATCGATAGCATCAAAACAATTCTTTGATCTTTATCAAATTGTTTATGATGACTTGAGAGATTACCACGAAAATGTAAAAGCAGAAGAAGTTCTTAAAGCAATGGAACAAGTTTGTGGACTAGCACAAAAACTACGAGCACAAGAAGTTCTAGATAGATTTGGATTCAATAAG